TCTGCGCTACCAGTAGGCTGCATGTATTCTATAAAAGAAGATGTTTTAGCGGAGGGCGGGTTATACCTTACCTCGTCTTCTAATACTAACCTGTCACCCCAAACAAATGCGTCCATCTTTTCATCATCTGTCCAGCCAAACTGCGTGTAAGCAATGTCGGCTGCATTTGTTTGCTGTAGTTCGTTTACCCATGACTGTATGTATTTCATAATTCTACTAAGCTCGTCTCCATAAGAAGTTACACCCTTATAAGATAGTGCCTTTCTTAGCTCCTCACGTGATGTCAAAGAGCCTAAGGGCACATTAAACCTTCTTATCCCATCTTTAGGTAAATGTAATGCAAATGCAATAACTTCACCTTCCTCTGGGTCTTGCATCCTATGAGTAGCATAAAAATCGTTGAGGTATATAAGCTCTTCTTTTGGGTTACCCTCTTCATCTTTGGTGCGCATGTATACACCGCCGTTTTTACCACGTATGTACGGTGCTGGGTAATCTGGCACATTAGCATCTGGCTTGGCTTCTTGTACTATTTTTGTAAGCTGTGCTGGAGTGCTTATGGTTAACATGTTAGGACAGTCTGCACAGCCGTCAGGGTTGTGCGTAGCAAAGGTACTACAGTATTGTGGCCCCCCTGTGTCCATCATTTTCCGGATTGTCTCGTCAAAATTATAATCTGGATGGTGTTTGGACATGGCTTCCGCTGCCTTGTCTCCATCTTCACACACCTTAGCGATGGAAAGACCCGCTCTCCACATGTCGTAAGACACGGTGGCTTGGTTCTCTATAATATATTCTATTTGCTGACACCCCTGACCGTTTTTGGTCTTCTCCATTAGCCGTTTGAAACTACCTGTGCTTTGTGCATTAAGTGCATCTTTATACGCACTGGGTTTAAATCTGTAAGGAACTGGTATCGCACCACCAACACTATCTTCAAACTCGGAAAACTCTATGGGTTTCGCAAGATAGCCGCCTAGTAGAAATACGGGTTTAGGCTCATCCTCTTTATAATTATATGTATTAGGCACACGTAATATACTAGCCGCATCAGACGTGCGTGACGGGTCAACAGGAAAATTTTGTTTGGCGCATAACTGCTTGAGGCTCTCTGCAACTGGATACCACGTAGCCTCGTCAACTGACGCAGCTAGAGGCCAGTATACATGTAATCCGTTACCAGAATTAATTATAGTTGGTCTAGGCAATCGGTTATTCTTGCAGAACCAGTTTAATTTCTTTAACGCTTCGTCTTGCGATGTAAAATCTTTTAGCGGACCACAGTCCAAATCAAAGAAGAAAGATTTCACTCCTTGGACATTTATTTGCTTGCGGTTAATTGGTTCTATGAAGGTGCTTAAAGCGAAGTAAACATTATACTCTGAGGCGTTAAAATTATTAGCTTGCTCTATTGCCTCGTCTAATGTTTCGTAAAAGTTGTTTTTAACATAATCCCCTTTGATTATGGTTATGCAGTAATACCCTTCGTCACTTAACACAGAACCCAAAAAGTCTTGGGTATTCATTGTTCTCATCCACTGTTAGAAAAAATGCGCGGCCTTGTTAGACCGCGCTGTGTTAACTAGTCGTCCCAGTTCTCTAGAATATCATCTAGCGATGAAGGTTGAGACGCACCCGCTGCCGCTTTTTTAGGCGATTTTACAGGTTCAGGTTCGGACACCGTACCGTTGCCATCCTCAAAACCTGTTAGGTCTACCTCTGACTCTTTCTTATGTGGCATATCTACTACATTGCTAGAAAAAACGCTCTCTTCATTGTGGACATAACCATCTTCAACAACATCGAACATGCTGCGAATAGTGCGATCTGCAAGCTGCACAACCTGCAACTGACGTAAGCGAAGTGACACGCTCGGCTCGTTGGACATGTATTTATAGGGATAAAATGTTACACCTACGTTTACAATGCTACCTGTAGTAAGCTGAAAATCATCTGTCATAGGATTGTTTTTTGAGTCAACTTGTAAAGGTTTGCGTGTAGCTGATCCGTTGTACTGGCCTTTTAGTGAGCACTTGACAGTGCGTGTACCGTCATCGTGTTTTATCATCGGGTTGGACGGTGCATCAGGCCAACCTTTCTGTTTGTCTTTCTTATAGGCGGTTATCATAGCTACATATAACTGCCTAGCTGTCTCGCTATCCATCTTTAATTCGATAGAGTATTCAGCGTTCGGTGCCATCGGATCACAAGGCACACTTTGGTTAATTTTCTTATCAAAGTGATAAGTTCTATCCAACTTGGGCCATAGTGCTTCTGCGCCCATTATTTTATATACTTCTGCCATGCTGTTCTCCTATATATCTCTGTCGAGGTCTAAATCTTCCTCGTACTGTGTGTTGTCGTGCGATGTGTATCGCACAGGTGGTGGGCTGGCCCTTTTCAACAACGCTTTAGACACAGCCTCCTTGTCAAAACGATATACGTTGTTGATCTTTAAATAAGTATCATCAGGGATGTGACCCTGACGAACCCACCCTCTTACGGTGGATATTGATACAGCTAAGTGACTAGCTAAATCTTCTATTGGGACGAATGGTGCCGTCATTATTTCTTCCTAACTGATATGACATACTCGTTGTCAATCTTTAAGCCTTCGGGTTGTAACTCAGGGTTCTCTTCCAGAAACTGCTTCATGTTTGTCTGATTTAATCTTTTATCAAACAACTCAGGCACAGCGTGTTCTATCACAAACTTGTGCATAGCATCCCAATCGCTTGTCCAATACTTGGTGCGTTGTGACCGAAAGAATAACCCCTCATCGGTTCTAACACTCTCAACTTTGTTACGATCACAATAGCTAAGAAGTGCGCGTTTTAAAGTGTCGAGTTGACGTGCCAACTCATCATCTTCTTTTGTAAATGCCGCTTTTAATTCTGCACGTTTGTTGCGTATTTTTAGATACGCTCTTGTCATTTTATCGGCAGGTGCATTTGAATAGTCACCCATAGTCATCTCCTCCTTGTACAAAGTATTATTTAGTTATGTATGCTGCTCTAGTCAAGCAGTTCTTTGTACAAGTTAATCATTTCTGTGTGCACGTCTATTCTTTTATCAAGTAATGCGTACACGCGTTTTTCGACAGCCGATCCTTGTAACTGTACAACCGTACAGGGGTGCTTTTGTCCCGATCTGTGCACCCTTGCATTTGCTTGCGAGTATGTTTCCAGTGAAGAAGTCGGACCCCACCATACCACAGTATTCGCAGCAGTTAAAGTCACACCATGTGCTGCTGCTTGAGGTTGTATCACCAATATCTTGGGGTCAGGCATAGTTTGAAACCGTTTGAATATATCGGTTCTAGCATGCGCGGGGACATCACCGCGAATCACCTCTGCTGTTAAGTTGTCAGACCGTAGCTTTGACACCAATACATCTATCGTGTGTTTAAACGGCACGAACACCAATACCTTTTGGCTAGTCTCGTCTATAACTTCTTTGAGAACCTGATAACGGTTTTTTATGTCAAACTCTAACGCATCACCCTCATCGGTGTAGACTGCACCAGCACTTATTTGCAGTAGTTTGTTCATTGTAGCGGCTGCGTTTATGGCAGATACTTCGTCCTCGCCCACTTTCATAATCAGTCTTTTGCGCAGCATTTCATAGTATTTTGTCTGTTGTCGAGTTAATTCGACCTTTCTTTTCGTGTACGTCATGTCTGGTAAGTCGAGACATTCTTCTTTCGTGTACCGTATAGCTGGCTGTAACGCGTTATACACAACATCTGAAGCATTTTCTCGGGGAACCCATCTAAACTGAGTAATCTGTGTCATTACCATATCGCGGAACGAACTATAAAACCGTGGCACTGCATCGGGGTTAATAAGTTTAGCGAGGCCATACGCATCTAAAGGAGACTGAGCCGCTGGCGTACCTGTCATCATCCACAAGCGGATGTCGGGGTGTAGCTCCAGCCACTTACGGAATAATCGAAAGCGGTTA